AATCTACCAGGTCGTTGATGATCTGCAATCATATTTCGGTTCTGACCGTATGACTGAATTTAATTATACGCTTGATAATACAAACACTTCGTTTGAAGAGATTATGCGCATGACTTCAGCAGTCACGTGTACGCATGATCGTCGTGTAAATCGAAAGATTTATTATGATCTGGAAAGTGCCGAAAATGAGCCGCTAATACTGTTCAATCATCGCAACAAGAAACCTGAAACTGAGGTCCGTTCTCATAACTTTCGTGTTGAAAATCGGCATGACGGCGTAGAGCTGACATATATCGACTCGGATGAGGGCTGGATTGAAAAGACGCTGAAAATTCCAAATGAAGCAATTAACAATCCGAAAAAAATCGAAGGCACTGGCATTGTTTACAAGCAGCAAGCGCATATTGTGGCTTGGCGGGCGTGGAATAAACTGAAGTTTAGTCGCGTGACTGCGCGCTTCACTGCGTACTGTGAGAGTGACTTAGCATTTCGTGGTGACTGTATTTTAAATACAGATGACACCCGACTGGGCGATTGCACCAGTGGTGAAGTGTTGAATTGGAATAATCTTTCAATTGAGGTATCGCAGCCTTTTGAATTACTGCCAAATCAGCTATATGTGATTCATCTACAGCTGAAAAGCGGTGTCATTGATGTGATGAAAATCACTCAGGGTGAAGACAAGTTTCACTTTGTACTTGAACGTCCACCAATGGAAGCTCTAGTCACAACTGGGCAGGTTAAAACAGTATATTCAGTCACGACCGATGATAGACAGAATGAGCAAAAGTTTCTTGTATCAAGCAAGAAGCCAATTGATGTGTTTGAAAATGAAGTAAGCGCAATCAATTTTGATGAGCGTTATTACCGAAATGATCGGGACATCATGAACAATTTGATTTAAATGAATTTCAACTTATGCCCGCTTAATTGCGGGCTTTTTTATGGAATAAAAAATATGGCTGAAATGATTGACACCAGTGCAGTGCAAAGAGATATCCAAGATATTGGCGAAGCTGTCAATGAATCTAAAGTGATTAATCCACGATATGGTGATGCTTTTAAGTCATTGCCTCAAATTGCGAGTGAATATGAGCAAAATGGGGCAACGCGTGGCTTCAACACACGTGCTGAGTTTGATGCGGTAAAGACAACTATTCCAGCATATACAGTTGTCAATATCGCAGAAGCAGGCGAAAACCAAGGTCAAAATATTTGGAATGGGATAGCCCTAATAAAGAGCCCTTATGATCCACTGACACAAGCCAAAAAATATGCTGATGATTTAAGTGCAAATAATGTTATCAAAGTTACGGATGCTATTTCAGCGGACGCATCAAAAAACCTGTATAACACAACAAATGATACAGCCGATTTTTACATTTCTGATGCGACGAACCAAACACCAGGTTTAATAAGATCGCTTGCTGGTACAAGATTGCAAGTAATGCCAGTAACCTCAGGTGAGTCTTATCTTTTTTCAGCAACAGCATTAAGCAATATACTAGCGTTATCTTTTTCAGCAGATTCGAATATTAGTGCAAATAAAATTGTCACTTTAGCAACAGTGATAACAGTATCTTCAAGCGTCAAAAAGCTAATCGTTCCAGCAGGGATGAATTATTTATTTTTTAATACGAAAATCCCAACTTTATCCTTTGATGTTACAGCATCGCTCGTTGTTAATAAGTTCAAGAGTAGTTTTATAGGCTATGGAGAAGCAGTTGTTGCGGATGAAAAAGCGCGTGAAGCTATTTCCATTCTTGAAGCTGAAGCTGTAATGAATTCAGACATTGCTTCAACTGATTATTTTCCAAATTTGGCTGTAGATGAGATTGCTGGAGTATATATTTCGGCTGTTGGGGCGGCGAGTGGTGTTGGTAAGTTTGCAAGTTATGTCGATTCTGCAATTCAAAGAATATCTGTTGAAGCTGGTAAGACTTATGCAATCTATTCAGATAATTTTGATAATACTCGTTTTACAGTTACCGCTTCAGATTCATCATTAACGACGCTCGGAAAACAAAACACAGTTTTATCTTTATCTGATACAGGTGATCCAAAGGTTAAAACCTTTATAGTTCCCGAGGCAATGAGTTTTGTTTTTATGACTGTTTATATCAAAAGTTTAAACTTTGATATGAGGCCTATAATCTGGGTAAATGAAGGCCAAAACTCAACAAAAGACGATGTTCCATCTGTAACAGGAATTAAAGGGTTTCAAATAAGAGATTCATTAGCACAAGAGCGCTTGGATGATTTAAATATTGTTCAAACATCGGTGCTTAAGGGTAAGAAATGGATTGCGATTGGCGATTCAATCACTGAAAAAAACATGCGTGCGAATAAAAATTATCATGATTTTATCCGTGAAGATGTGGGGGGAATGACTGTTTACAATCGCGGCGTAAGTGGTTCAGGCTTCCATGATCGTATGAATGTAGCTGACACTCTTACAGAGCAAGCGGACTATATAACAATCTTTTTGGGAACAAATGATTTTGGTTTGGTTCGCAATACTTATCCTTTAGGTACGTTTTTAAGCAATGACACCGAGACGATATCTGGACGCATCAACACTTGCTTGAATGCATTAATCACAAAATATCCACTTGCAAAAATTGCAATTATTTCTGCATTGCCACGTTTAACAAACTGGGGGTCAAATGCAGCACCGAATAGTGTTGGATATACATTAAAGCAGCATGTTGAATTGTTAGAGCAGTATGCTAATCATTATTCGTTGCCGTTTTTAAATCTTTATGAGCAAAGTAATTTGCCTGTATGGATTCCAGCG